GTCTGTCTACCCATAAAGTTTGCCCTCAAATATGAAAGTACCGTTATTGATAGGAATAGGAATCACCTGCACTTTACGGTCTTGCACATAGGCAACAGCGAACCCTTGTTGCCAATTAGCATAACCCCTCGTATACGCCATACCGCTTGAAGCAAGGTCAACTAAATTGCCGACCTCTAATCCCCATACAGTACGCCCTAATTGCCCTCTAGACGCCTCTGTATAGGCTGATAACCCTAGTCGGTGAGTGTGTCCACACACTACGCTCTTTCCTAGCCTTCTAGCCCCGTTTAAAGCCGTTTGTGAAGGTACTTGGCTGAGAGGGAAGGCGTCACCGTGAACTGCTGTCCAACCATGCGCCCAGTCAAGTCCGTATGGGTGAAACTTAATTTTGAGTTTGTCGTATCCCATAAAACGTTCATATTGCAATTCCGGCAGATTAAGCAAGCTTGGCAATCGTTTCTTGATTGATCTATAAAGTCTGATTCCATGGTTACTTCCTAGTACGTCGGTAACACCAAGGTATTGCAAAACCTCTTGAGTAAACTTTCTATCATCATCTAAGTTGCCGACCATTTCGTCAATCGTGCCAGCGTTAAAACCGCCAAGCTGAGGAAGGTCAATCTCATCACCTATTTGAATTGTTTGGTGAGGTTTCCATTTAGCTAGAAACTTCCCGACTACCTTCACGCTTTTTTCATCTATAAATGGGGCTTGAAGGTCTGAAATAAAGGCAATTCTTTTTACGCTAATTTTAGTCCTCGTCGTCGTAGGGGTCATGGTCAGGGTTGACGGGGTTGAAATCAGGTGACTCAGGGATTAACCACTCAGGATAAGAGTTCCTGTCGTTGATTATTCCAAGAGCTTGATCTACGGGAAACCCTGCTCGCCTAAGCGACAAATAATATTCACGCACACTAATAGCGTAACAATCAAGTCTTGACATGATCTTGTCATGTTGGTACTTGCCTACACGCCTAGTAACTTTGCGCTTTTTCTTTTGTGCCATGATTAAGTTTACTTCCTTGTTATGACAATAAAGAGTTCATCTATCCGATCAGAAAGGTGTGTTGTTTCTTTTTGGAGAGCTGTCAATTGATCTTTCATTGAGCTGCCCCCATTGGGGCGAAGCTCATTTAGCCAACCTTTTACTAACCAGCGTAAGCCGGCAAGCACTCCTATTAATGTGGTAGTTATTCCAGCTGCAAAGCCAGCCCACTCAAGGGCTGACATTATTCTTTACTGCCTAAGCCGTATTGTTTTTCGGTTGGGTCAATTGCCTTAATGACAGGGGCAAGAACGCTACCTAAAAGAATTGCATATTCAGGACGCATATCTGCGGCAATAGCCAAAATGACAGTTATGCCACTCGCAATGACCGCTCTAGCGTAAGACTTAATTGCCGCTAAATGTTTGTCTGATAATTTCATTAGTTACCCCCTAGTAACGGTATGTTAAAGAACTCTGAGTTTAAATCTTGATCGGGTTTGAAACTGATATGGATATGGTGGTTATGGGGCGAAAACCCACGGTATTTTCTCCAACGCCAGCCAAGCACCGGTGAAGCAATACGCCCCAAGTGAATTACATAAGATATACGTCCGTGAGTTTTCCCGTACTGTCTAAGCTGATCTGCCAGATATGCTGAATCCCCTCGGTTGTCAGAAAGGCGAGCGTCAACATCAATTGCGCGCACGCAGGACGTTTTCGGGTCAGGGATATGGTTGGACGGCTTTCCACTAGACACGTGCCGTAGATCAGCAATCCACCCGTCACTTGAACGAAGCCGCGATTTAAAAGAATCATCTATTTGTTCACGCAATTGAACCGCAGCTTTTGACAACCAAGGTTTCATTAACTTAGTAGCAGCTGTGCTTCCTCAGCAGTAATGCCAAGTTTGTCTAACAGCGCAGCCTTAGCCTCAGCCTTTGCTGCTGCCTCTACCTCTGCTGCCGCTCTTTGATCCTCAGCCGCTAGGCGTGCTGTTTCTAGATCAGCAATCTCCTCTGCTGTTAATTCAACAATACTGGTTTCACCTGTTGAACAATCTACGATTATTTTGGTTGGCATTTTTTCTCCTTTGTTAAGCGTTGGATATTCCGTATAGATAAAATGATGAAGTTGAAAGAAAGTTAGGCCCTGTTTGTGGGTTTAGATCAATTTGGGAAATTGCAGTATTACTTCTATAAAGAGCAGCAATACTTCCTATAAATGCACCCGTAACATCTGTTTCTTGTGCAAAAAATATACTACTTGGCTTGCTTTGGCTTACTGTATATGAAGGTATGTAAATGTCTGTTGATGAAAATGTGTTAGATACTGAAGTATTACCATTGATTTGCCTAGCATTTATTGAAGGTTGTGTGCTTAGAGTGCTACTTGAAGTGGCAGTACCACTACCCCTAAGCAATGTGTTTGAATACAAAGTAGAACTATCATTGTTAAATTTTACAAGCAAAGTATCGTTTGATACTGCCGCATCCGTTCTAATACTTACTCTCAACACCAAATCCGTATATGTAGCAGGTATTGATGTAAACGACACCGATGCTGCGCTTGATGCTAAAACATTTGAACTGATTAAAGTATAGGTTGCCATAGTTACGCCTTTAGTATCCCGTAGAGTGTTGCGGTGGTGCCGATAGACATATTGGAAGTTGAAGTTAAAGTAATTGTGGTAATAGCAGATGTTGAACGCCATAATGCCACTTGTCTAGCAATATCACCTGAACCATTTTTATCGCCATTACCTTCGGTAAGTAATGTTTTATTTGTTGATCCCGCATAGGAGAATACATCAAACCCATAATAAGATGGAATTGTTGTGCTTGTGCCACCATTAGGGTATAAATAGATTTTAGTTTGAGAAGTTAATCTGCCACTTATTGCGCTAGTGCCAGTACCATCAATATAGGTCTGAGAATAATTACTGCCAGTATCAGAATTAAAAGTTAATGTTATATCAGCCGCACTTGCAGTAGTGCCCACCCAAACAACTTTTAAGTCTGTGTATGTAGCAGGTATTGTGCTAAAAGTAATTGTTGTACCCGCCGTACCCAAAGTAGTTGTAGCAATTTTCTCGTATGTGGTTGCCATATTATCCTTTGATTCCGTAAAGGGCGAAGGTTGAACCTGAAAGAAATGAATTAGATTGTGGGGCTAAAGTTATTGAATTGACGGCAGCAGTATTAATCCATAAGCCTGATGCTAAATAAATCTTTCCCTCTGCGCTGTTTGTATCTGTGCCATAAAATATCCTAGCAGTTTTGTTTTTTGTTGTTGAAGCATAATCCAGCAAATCAAGCACACCGACACCAAATATAGATGCGGTAACAGTATTGCGAGGCAAAGCGTTTTGGAAGTTTAATTTAGTTTCTGCTGTTCCTGCATTAGCACTTGCGGTTGCGCCATCACCCAATAATTGATGATAAACATAATTTGCGCCAGTATCAGAGTTTAAGTTAATAAATATGTTGTCGCCAACAGTTGAACCAGTAGTAGTTGATCTTGCAATATAACGCAACTGTAATGATGCGTATGTTGCAGGGATTGAACTAAAGGTTACTGTTGCAGTATTAGACGCAAGGGTTTGACTACTGATAGATTCGTATGAACTAGTAGAAGCCGCTACCCCGCTAGACAAACTGCCAAGGACTGTATTAAGCAATTCCGCCTACCACATACCAAGTATCAGTTCCAGTTTTAATGCAAACTGCTGACTTGTATTGTGCAAGTGTAGGTGATGCTGCAACTGCACCTGCTGAAAGAATTGTTGTAGTTCCTGAAGTTACTGCGCTAATTGTGCAAACACCTGCACCAATGTTTAATACTGTTAATGCTGTACCGATTGGAAATGCAACTGAAGCATTTGTTGGAATCTTAAAAGCAATAGCAGTTGCTTTATTCATCAATTCTAATACTTGGTATTGATCTGCTAATACTGCGGTGTAGTCAGCTGTATTTGCTGTACCAACCGTAAACGACGTTAAGCCGTTAAACATGTTTGCGGTCAAAACGTCGCCGGTTACCGCTGGAAATCCTGTTGCCATTTATTTTCTCCTTGTTAGTAGCTAAGTATATCGTCCCCAAGGACGCCGTATGTACTATCTCCGATAATAAAACCGTCGGATATAGGTTCTAGAGTTGTGAAAGTTCCAAGCCAGCGGTTCGGGGTGATATCCCAAGCCACACCTTGAATTTGTAAATTCTTAAAAATCGTTGAATTGTCGGGCTGAATATTAGTTATTGCAACGTTCGTAAAGTAGTCCATGTTCAAAATAGTCCCAGTTGGTACGTTGGAATCCAATAGATCAATCGTCATTTCGTCTATACGAATTGTGGTTGTTGATCTAGTGCCAACATAAAGTGCGGCAATATTGGCACAATCAGCGTCGGTTTCGGCTACCAAATCTGAATAGGTAATTGAGTGGGGGAAGTATGTGGCAATGCTGTCTACGTCAACGTGGGTTTGAGTAGTTCCACCAACCCTAGTTACGTTAGCTTGATTGACGATTAACTTGTCATCAAAGGCAAATTTGAGGTTTTTATACGGTATACCGGTAGTTTGATTAAAGGCTATTGGTGTTGCCCCAGCTGAACTAATGGTGTTGGTACGGTTTTTAAATACAGCAACACCCTCGGCATTAAGATAGAAAGCACCTTGTTCAACAATTTCGCAATTTTGAATAGCTGCTAATGAGGTGCGTCTAGTAGCTGGGTCAGCCTGAGTATTAGAGTTTCCAATTTCAATTGATCTTAATGAGGTTGGGAAGTCTACGGTGTCCAAAATTTTGTCAATGCGTGTGCCAGTATCTTGACCGGCAGCCTGTCCGTCAATCGTGCTTACGGCTGCTAAATTAAATAATCTGAAAGCGTCGCTTGCTGTAATGTCAACGTAAGCTACGTTCTCGGCTGGGTCATAGCTGTAAAAATAATCTGTTGTGTAACCGCTGAATAGGTAATAAATGACCCCACCGTAAGTAGCTGAAATTCTCAATTTTCTCAATGGAGTTATGTAACCATATAGAGGCGAGCTAGTATTTTGAGGGTTAAATTCTGAGTTAGGGTCAAAGATTCTTACGGTGCATGTTCCAGCTTCGTAAGTATCTCTTGTTACGTTTCTACCGCGTCTGATAGTTATTTGTCTTGCCTGATCTGTTAAGTCAACAATTAATGCAGGGGCAGCACTATCAGCAAGGATTCCAACGCCAAGCACGCCGCTAACAGGGTCGCCTATTGTAAAAGCGTTTCCAAAAGTTGCGCCCGACGAAAAGTTTAGACTTACGTTAAGTGTTGCTGGTAAAGCCATTAGTCGCCTCTAGTAGCTCTATTGGACATGGTAAACGAACCTGAAGCACTTGAATCCAACAAGCCCATGCGAATTGAGTCGGTTAAATCTCTGTTAGAAATAACATTGCCCGCCACATTTACTTCAATCTTTGTAGCACGTTCTCCAGCTCTAAAACTTTGCCAATCGGGTAGTTGAGAATTTAACATATTGGCTGTTGAACCCGCCCCAGTATCACGCTCTCCAGCTCTATAAGTAGCCCAATCTGAAGCAAAAGTTGTTGGTGCGCCAAGTCCGGTAGTAACCATAGGCGAGCTGCCAATAGGAGTATTGCCCCCAGTATTGACCGTGTTGACGACAACAGTCAGAACAGGTGCTTTTAATTTGTTAAGTGCGTCTTGAATTAAAGAAATATCGCTGATTGCTTTATTTACATAGGAAGGATAATCTTTTAAAGGGTTTAAGGCAGGTGGTAAATTCTTAATAGCAACAGCAAGTCCAGTAGTTTGTAATTGAGAAAGTGCAAGTTGGTTGCTTAAACGATCTGCTTCAGTTGCATTTTCTTGAAGCAAAGCCATTTGTAAAGAAAGTCTTAGTTTTTCGTCCTCAGTTAACCTACCTTGCAATGCAGCAATAATTTGAATCTGATCTATGTCAAAAAGCGTTTGGGCTTTCTTAAGTTTAGCTTGATCTTTAAGTGCCTTTGTTTGAGCATTTGTAGCTTTTAATTGGGCAAGTGCGGCAGCCTTGGCTTCCTTGGCAGCTCTAGCAGCTGCACCCTCGGCGAATTTAGCCGCACCGCCTTGATCGCCCCCAGCCATTGAACCGCCAGCAGCAAACATGCTAGTAAGATTATTTGTAGCTTTATCAGCTTTTTCGCTGATTGCGTCCACGCCTTTAATCAATAAACCAATTGCTGCAAACATGCCAGCGGTTAAAGCTGCTGCGCCTAGAGGATTAAAAAGGAAGTTTCTAGCAACCGCAGCTGCTAATAAAGCATTTCTAAGGGTCTTAACTGTTTTAACAATTGCCTCTAAAGAAACAATAAAGGCAGCAATCTTATTGACTGTAAAGGCAGCAATTAAAAGGGCAGCAAAGGATTTAATTAAAACAATATTTTCCCTTATTGCGTCCCCTATTGTGACTAAAGTTTTAGAGGCAGACTCACCGAAATTAATAATTTTAGTTTGTAATTGGTCAATATCTGTTGCACCGCTAATACGCATAATGGCTTCAACAAGCCCTGCGCCAATACTTTCCTTGGCTGAGTCGGCTGCTACTTTTAACTTGGCTAGTTTGCCAGCAAAAGTGTTAGCGGCGGCTGAAGCTGCGCCTTTTGTAACAAGGGTAACTTCTTTAAGAATCTTGGCAAAATCGCCTGAAGCAAGGGTTGTTTTGCTAATGCCTAAACCTAATGCGCCTAAACTCCTAGTGTTGCCTAAGTAAGCTTTACTTAATGCGTCTGCCGCTTCGGTTACGCTAATGTTTTGGCGGGCAGCAATATCTAAAGCGACATTTGTTAAATTCTGAGAAGCTGCAAGGCTTCGTGTGGCTGTTAATAGTTTCTCGTAGGCAGGAATCAATTGCTCATCTGCAACGCCATATTGCAGTTTAAGGCTGTTTAAAAATGCTAATGAGTCCGAAGTTGCAAATTCAAATCCAATGCTGCGTAAAGAGTTTTTGAATACCGCTAATTGTTTTTCCTGAGCTGCAAAAGCACTAATGGCTGACTTAGCAAAGGCTGTAACACCGACGCCAATAAGAGCATGTTTAACGTTTCTCGCCAATTTGTCGGCTGCGTTCTCAGCCTGAGTAAAGGCTTTCTTGCCCGTAAACTGCGCGGCAATATCAATTACTATACTCATTAAGAAACCTTCCTAAAATATTGTTTCTTTTTAAATTGCTCGTTAGCGTTGTAAATAGCAGTTAAAACGGCTGCGTTTGCTTTGCCGCCGTCCTCAGCCCAAGCCCGAAAGATCAACCGACCTTTCATATAGCGACCGCGTTTTGTAGAGCTTTCAATATTGCCTTGCTTTAGTTCACCCATTGCTTGAATAAAATCTGCACCGGCTTGAGGATTATTTGAGTGACTAATATCTTTTTGACGTGGGTCGCCTTTGCGACCAACCCAAGACTGACCTGCGGGATTTTTTCTACCAGCTGTTTCATAAATAGCACCCGCGGCTGATTTATTAATTATGTAATAAACAGCTTTAAATCCGCGTTTATTTGTTCTGCGTGGGGTTGAACTATATTTAATCTCTTTAGAAACAATTGCAGAATTATACAAAGGAAATTTTCTCAATTTGTTACCTTGAGCGTCAAAATAAAATTCAGATCGCCGTCTGTAATTCCAACCGCTTAAAGGTGAATTGCTGGGGACGTAACTTTGAGCTTTCTTAACTATGCCGCCAAGAGCAATAGCCATTTGATCGTCTAATTGTGCAGCTAGGGCAGGGTCGTAATCATTGAGAGCTTTTTTAAACTCAATTAAACCTTTTACCTCTGCTGGCATTTTCCCTAGCCTTTGCGTCGTCTTTAAGAACTGCTAAGGTCGCCCTTAACAAATCCCTGTCCATATCAATAAAAGTTTGGTGCGGAAGTCCTGTTGTAATTGCTAACCTAGCAACAAGGTAGTGGAAGGAATCCCGCGTTATCCATTTGGGTCGTTGGCGTCTAGAATCTCAACTTTTGCAAGTTGCTCTAAATACTTATCGCCAAAAGGCACAACAGTTACGCCATTGCGCCTTTCAGCTTCCCAAGCCAACCAATAAACCGCGCTTTGTTTTTCCTCATCTCTAAAGTATTTATGAAAACCACTTTTAAAATGAGTTTCAAACGCAAACTCAATAACGGGTGTAATTTCGTATTCGGAAACGTCACCTGAAGCCTTGGTTATTTTAAGTTTAATCATTTTAGTCCTTTGTTAGAAAGTACCGGTTGTTGCGACTGCTGTTTTGCTGTTGCAAGTAAAGGTAATATCCATGGTAGCAATGTCAGCAACCGCACCATTAATATCGGTTAAGTTGTCAACAAGAATTGTACCGGTATAAAGTGGGTTTGTAGCTGAAACCGCGCTTGAAGTGTCCTGTAAGGCAGAAAACGCAACTGTTGTTCCAAAAGCGGCTTGCAATGTAGCTCTTACTGAACCTGCGCCTGAAGCAATGCTATCGCTCAAAAATGATACTGAAATGGTATCAGCTGAGAGTCCAGTCGTAAATTTGTGAGCTGTATCACCCATCGCGCTGATCTCAATTTGATCTAATACGCGGTTTAGGGTGAAAGCTGTAACGTGATCGGATAGGTCAACTGAGTTAACTTTAAATCCAACCTTGTTATTTAAAAACGTTGCCATGAATTATTCCTCGTCTTTCTTGGTGATTGTTGGTTTTGGCTTGTCTTGCGGTACTACTTGACCGATCTTTTTAAGAAAGGCAATGTCCTCGTCTGTAAGTGTCATTTGTTTAACTCCAAGTTGTAAGTGTGCTTATGTTGATCGTACTAACCATCATCTCTTGAGCTTCTTGCAATACTGAAGGCGCGGAAACGCTTTCAACATTAAATTTAATAGTTGACGCACTAAGTTTTAAAAACACGGCGCAAACCATTTCCTCTAATGCAATTAAAGAGGCTTGATTGTCCAACATTGGAACAATGCAAGTTATTGTAAAATTTGCTTTTGCACCAACGTTATATTGATTGTTGCTCGGCTCAAGCATTGGGTCTGCATACCTGAGAACAACACTATTGGCGGTAGGTGTGGCTGGCACATAAGAGAACGTGTCCCACACCCCCGCGTTACTTAGCGCGCTTTTAATGGAAGCTCTGAGAGTTGTAACGGCAACTGTCATTAGCCTATTAGTCCATTGGGGGCTAAGTGGTTCGCAAGTAAACCTCGTACTTTTGCTATAAGAGTTGAACCCATTTTAAATGGTGAAGGTTGAAAGTTTGGGTCTAATGCGCCACCGTTAGCAGCTTGTTTTGC